CCGGTGCTGGATCCTGGAACAGATCACGGGTGTCAGGGTCGACGAACTCGCGGACCTGCTTCCACTGCGCGGGGGTTTTCTTGTGAAGGCCCAGGTAGTGAGCGCAGGCGATGGCGTAGACCATCAGGTCACCGGCCTCGTTACGGTCGTTTTTCTTTTTTTCCCACACCCGAACCTTGCGGCCGCGCTTGTACACGGTGATGCAGTACTCGGCAGTGAGCTGTTCGTAATACTCGGTCGGCAGGTCGGCCGGGAAGTGGATCGCGCCTGGGCCGGCAACCAGTCCGTAGCGCGCGGAGAGGTAATCCTTGGCGGTGTCCGTGCCGATCATCCACAGCTTGGCGCCGTGCGGCATGACCTTGCCCTGCCAGTTGACATCGACCAGTGTCGGCTTCGCGCCCAAAATAGGCTTGTTAGGATACGAGTGACCCTTGATCGCGTAGATGTGGCGGTGCTGACGGGTGCGAGTGAAGTTGTAGACGTCATGCGTGTTCGCGCCGCCCGAGTCGATGAATGCGGCCGAGATGGGCAGCTTGCGGCCACCGGCGTGCGGGTAGTGGGCCAGCAATACTTCGTTGTCGAGCCGGTCCCAGACAGCTTGATCCGACGGCGATCCGGACAGCACCTGGTAGTGAACGATGAAGCCTTCCATTCCCTCGCCCCAGGCCATGACCTTCGCCTCCAGGCGGTCCGGCTGGGTGTCGACGGTGCAGACCAGGATCAAACCACCCTTCGGCACGGTTCCGAGCTTGTAGCTCTCGGCGCGCGCCGACAGCTCGCTGGCCTTGGTCTGTTCCTTCTTTCGCTCCCAGCACCGCGCAAGGCGCGTGTTGTAGAACGTGATCATCAGTTCCTGGTCGCCTTCGTCCAGCTTGGCCTTGGCGGCACGGTACTCGCGGAGAAGCGCAATCCACGGGATCCAGCCATATGGGGCAAACATGGCGTTGATCGTGAAGCTGACCGTCTCGCCGTCGCACGGTACACCATCCGACCAGAGTCCGCGGGCGAACATGCGGTTCTTGTCGGTCTCGTACATGACCGCGCCACACTCGATGCAGGGGTAGATGGCTTGGCCCGCGTCATCCTGCTGCAGCCTTTCGAACACGAGCGACTGCGCATGGCTGCAATGCACACACTCGGCCAGCGCTTCCTGCTGCGTCCCCTGCTTGAAAAGGTGCTCAATGATCGACTGGCCCACCACCGTCGGCGAGCTGGGGAAGTAGCTCTTGCGATTGCGCTCGAAGGTGGTCTGGCGCGCCTTGGCCAGTGCGACCGGGTCGCCCTCGCCGTTGACGTTGCTCTCTGCACGATCGACCTCATCGAACAGCACGCGCCGCGCCGGGATCTCGGAAAGGTTAGCAGCAGCGCCTGCCGTGACGATGTGAAGGGAGCCGCCAATGTATTCCTTGGTGTCGAGGGTATTCACCGAGTCCCGGGCGCGCGGTGCCGCGACGCGCTCGCGTACTTCGGGCACAGCCGCGATGGTCTTGCTCACCCGCGCGCTGGTACGCTTGGCCAGCTTGCCGGTGGGGAGGATCCACAAGAAGTTTGCCGGCGACTGATGGACGCTCGCGCAAAACCAGTTCAGACCGACTTGGGTCTTGAGCATCTGCGATGCCCCCATCAGCGCAACGACTTTACACCAGTGTGAGTCGGACAGCGCTTCCATCACGGCGCGCGCGTGCGGCGTGCGGCTGGTGCGGTACTTGCCTGACTCGTTGGCACCTGACTCTTTCGGGATGATCATGTAGCGATCGGCCCAGGCGTCGACCGTCATGTTCGGGTCGGGCTGCAGGCCGCGAGCGAACGCCGGGCACACAACGTCAACAGCTGGAGGCAATCCGGTCATTGATCGGGCTCCGCCAGGCGCACACCCAGCTGCTCGTTGAGAGAGTGCGCCAAACTCTCGAGCAAGGCGCGGTGCTCGCGATCGATCACGGTCTCGCACTCGTCCGCCGTCATCAATGGGGCGACATCGGCGGCGATCCGGCGCGCGCAGTTCATCAGCCCGTCGCGCATCGCGCGCGCCACCTCGAACACGCACGAGTCGACATCGCTCCGGACCAGGAACTTGCCGGCCTGCTCCGCCAGCTTGATCTCCGCGATTTCAGCCTCCGCCGCCTCCCGACGGGCACGGCTGCTGTCGTATCCTGGAACCGACGTTTTTGTTTTCGGTTCCGTACCTCCGGATCCTCCCGAACCCGCCGCGCCCGCAGGCTGCGCCGCAGAAGCCAGGGGGTCAGGGCGGTTGCCGTTCGCGCGCTGGCGGGTGTTCTTGCCGTAAAGGTGCGTCGCGTAGTCGGGATCCACCTGGCCGTCTGTCACCGGGATTTCGCAGCGCTTCACCGCGTCATATGCGGACTGGCGGGAAATCCCTACGGTCTTGGCCCACTCAGCGATAGTTGTCAGGTTCGGCATGTGTTTCGATACGTTGTAAGGCTATCTGTCAGGAAATTGTTTTGGGTTCCGCTAGTGCGATGACGGGGCCTGAATTACCCTTGACCACCGCCTCCTCGGGAGAACCTAACCCCCGGGGGGGCGGGGGGCACGCGGCGCATTTGTCGCTGCGTCCGGCCCGCCCGCCGCCCGGTCCTTCGCAATCCGATCGTCGATCGCTTCGCGGAGCCAGTCGACAGAGTCGCGGTGCACATACGGGGTGTCGATGCCAGTTTTCCTACCAATGACCCGATGCAGCTGAGCCATGAGCGGTTCCACTGCATTGCCAATGCAGATGCCGTCGACCATGGCGCGCACTTCAATCCGCTTCACTTCGGGCGGAATCGTTTTGCGCTGCACCAGGTAGTCGTGTCCCTTGCTGACCACGAATCGGATCACGCCGTAGACCGAGCCGACGACTACGACTTTGTAGGCCCAGAAGCCGATCGCTACCCACAGAGCCATCTGTGGCAGCTTGCCAACCGTCTCGAGCAGCATCCGAAGTTCTTCCATTCTGTCTTCCTCTTTCATTGCCGCCCTCATCGCCGGGCGGCATGGCGTTGTTGCTATCGCAGCCGTGCACCCTGCACTGCCTTGGCCCACTCGGCGTCGAAGTGCCGTGGGAACTGCGCATTAGCTGTGGCCAGGCCAACTTCGAAGAAGCGCAGGCGCGGACGGTACTGCACCGACCGCACGAACAGGAAGACCGGCTTGATTGCGCTGCCGTGGGCGAACGCACGCTTCAGGTAGACCCCAGGTTGCAGGCCGCGACGCGCCGTCAGCAGCGCGAAGTAGGTCACGCCCTGCCGTGCGATCGTGCGATTCGACCTGGCGCTGCCGGTAGCGCGCGACTCGTGGCCGGCCCCGCGTTGCACCTTCAGCTGCGACAAGATCTGGACGATCTGGCTGCGCTTCACGTTGCCGTTGCCGTCCAGCTGGGCGCCCGCACCTGGCACGATGAACCATCCCGAAGGCATCAGGCCATTTCGCTGGAGCAGACGCTCCGTTCCCTTCAGGCCACGGCTACCGCCGTAGATCTCGGGCAGCAGGAAGCGATCAGCAGGAGTGCCTTTGCCGGAAGGGTTGTCCTTGACCCAGACTCGCGCCTCCAGATTGGTCTTCTTCGCCGGCTTAAGGAACGTACCGTTCAAAGCGTAAGCCGTCGGACGATCAAACGCGCGCTGCATTTCGGACTTGATGGCTGCCTGAACGTCCTGCATCGAGCGCGTCAACGATACGGCGGCAACGAAAGGCGCCTGGCGGCCAAGCGCCTGGAGGCGGCTGGCTACGTCGGGGAAGTTGGTCTGGACATTGATCCGCATGATCAGGCTCCTTTACACGGGTTAACAGGGCAAACGACGAACCCTGTTACGCTGAAACCCGCATGGCTGCTGGCTTTGAACAGGGTTAACAGGGTTAACATTGTTTTCTTCATGCGCACGGAAGATTTATTAAGGCTGTGCTGCACTCGAATAGACCCTGAGAAAAATGACATGTGCGCACGCGTGATCCCTGTTAACCCTGTTAACCCTGTAGAACCCGCATGAATGCTGGCTTTCCGGCTATCGGGCTTCTGTGCAACCGTGTTAACCCCTGTTAAACGATAGGCGTGCATGGCTCAGTCCTTGATATCGGCAACGTCGCGGAAGGTCTGGCATTGCTTGCTGAGGTCCGGAGCAGGCAGCTTCTCGTCAGTCCAAGGCACGTGGAACACGGTCAGCAGCTTCTTCTGGCTGGTAGCGCCGTGGATGACCCACTGGCGATCCTTCCGGATCCGTTGCGCGATCAACTCGGCGAACTTGGTCATGCTCACCTGGCGATACCCGTACTTGTTGCAGTAGCGGGAATACACCGTGTACAGGTCGGTCGACAGGCATGAGCAGTACGGTGCGGCCAGCTCGCCGCTCTGCCAGGCCAGGTAGAACAGTTCCCAGTCCGGCCGGCCGAAGTTGATCATCCGTTCCTTCGACGTCGTCATGATCGGCTTCGTGTGCGGCGTGAAGCCGTCGAGCGGGTAGTCGAGCAGATAGGCATAGAACGCTTCGCTCAACCCGTTGCCGAGCGCTGCCTGGATCTCCCGGAGTAGCGAGGGATCGAGGGAGGCGCGCGCCTCGGCAACCAGGAAGCGCCGGTCATCAGGCTCGATCGGCACCGCCTGGAACTCGTTCGAGAGCATCACCACGTTCATGTGGTTGGCCTCGGTGCGGTCGTCCTTGAACTTCTGGGTCACCATCTGGTCCCGGCCAGTGATCATGTGCTTGATCAGACCGAAGTGGCTGTACTTGTCCTGGCGGGACAGGATCTCCTCGAACAGCACGAACAGCTTCTGCGATCGCCAGTGGGTGTATTGGGCGTCCAGCTGATGCTGACCACCGGTCGCGCCGTGCTCTCCGTAGATCGGCTTGACGATCCCCTCGAAGAACAGGCTCTTACCGGTTCCCTGCTTCTCGCCGAAGAACAGCATCGCGGTCTGCATCTTGGCGCCAGGATGCTGCAGCGGGTACGCCAGCCAGCACAACGCCCAGTGAAAGATCTCGTCGCAGTTCGGCTCGCTGCTGCACAGGCTGTACAGCAGGCCCAGGGCCATCTTTGCCTTGGCCTCGTCCTTCTTTGGGGTGAGCGGGAAGCCCTCGAACATGTTGATGTGGGTTTCCAGTTCGACGCGCTGAGTCGGGTCGAAGACCAGCTTGTCCAGATCGACCTCGCGGCGCAACGGATGCTCGATCCAACGTGTGGCCAGATCAGAACCGCGGGCCAGAGACATTGCGTCGTAGGCGATCACAGTCCGCTTCTCGGCATCCCATACCGTTTTGGTGCCGTACAAAAGCGTGTACCGGCTCAACATGTTGACGATGTTGTCGACTCCCGCCTCCCCTGCTTCGACTGCGACGCCGCGGCGTGTAGCCGGCAGGTTACGCGGACTGATCGTGCGACGGTCCGCATGGTCCAGCCAGGCCTTGGCCACATCCTTGCCGACCGTATCCTGAAAGCCGGCGCGCTTCATGCGCAGCTTGTTCAACGAGTCCCAAACGTCGGTCGTGCCCTGAATCTGAGCACAGTGCGCAAGCGACCACTCAAGCGTGAATGCACTGCGAGTCACCGGCGCTGCTTCGCTCTCGGAAGGGGACGGGGAATCGCCCTCGAATACGGGAGGCGCATCGTCGAAGTGCGCCGGAATTTCGGCATCATCGATCGGCGCGCTGTCATTCGAGAGGGCGCGGGAGCGTGCGGCCAGCACCTGGTCGCGCACGACATCTAGCGATTCGGTCAGGTACAGGTCATTGAAATCGGAGTCCTTGCTGTCGGCGGCGCGGTTGGCGAAAGCCGGCGCGACAACTGATGCATTGCCGACCGCCTTGGCCGCGGCGCGCGCACGCGCGATGCCGGCGTTCTCGAACTTGCGGGTCTTGACACTGCGGCCGGCGCGGATGTCGGCCTCGATGTAGTCGGTGCCGTTGGCATCCTTGCGCCAGGTCGCGCACACGCGCACGATGTCGCCCGTCTTCGCCTCGATCTGGTATTCCTTGCCGTCGATGGCCGGATCCCACTCGACGTCGTAGTCCTTCAGTAGCGCTTCGCGCAGGCGCGCCACCAGGCGGCTGTCGTCGTCAGCCAGGAACAGCAGATGCGCGCCAGGGAAGTCGCGGCGAAGCTGCTGGGCGACCGCCATTAGGTTGCCCGCGTTGAATGCAACCATGGCCGGCGTGTCGTAATCGGTCGCCATGCGCACCGTCTCGCAGGTGGCGTAGCCCTCGCCGACCTCGATCAGCGGCGTGGTGGCGTCGACGGGGCCGAGCAGGCAGCACGCGCCGATCATATCCATGCCGGTGCTGAAGCGCTTGGCGCCGTCGGTCTCGATCCGCTGAAGGCCGGCCAGCACCGCGCCGGCGTGACTGTACTTGCGCGCCGGGACCAGCAGCTGGCCATTCGGCAGCACGCGCGTACCCTCGGTGCCGACGCGTTTGCGCTCCAGGTAGCCGTGCGGGGCTTCGACCGCAGCGACCCAGTCCGCCCGGGCGCGATTCGCGGCCAGCTCGGCGTCGCGCTGCTTTTGCTCGGCCTCGGCACGCTGATGCTCGGCCTGCTTGCGCTCGGCTTCGGCGCGGTCCTCGGGCGTCACACCTTCCCAGTCGATCTGCACCGGGATGGCGTTGTTGTCGTCGCCCTGCCAGATACCGAAGCCACCGGTGATGACGCGGCGGCCGGAACTCAGGTCGAGCTCGCGCAGAACGTACCACGCCTTTTTCTTCGGGCCGAAGCGCTTCGTTTTGCCGTCCAATACAGGATGGCCGGAAGGCAGGCTTGGCAGCCCGTACGCGGTCATCTGGTCAATGACTTGATCAAGCGTCGCCATTCACGCGCCTTTCTTCGTTCCCGGTTGCCGCCAAGCCGAGCGTCAGGCGCGCGAGGATACGTGCCTTCTCTTCTGGCGTACGCTGCATCTTGGCCGGCGCAGTCATGAGGTATTCGGTCAACGTCTGCACGCCGGGTTTGCCAATCGAGCTTTGGGTATCAGCGTTCATCGTTGCGCGACTGTTGTGAGGGCGCTGGGCGGCAGTAGACCTGGAACATCAGTCCCATCAGCTCCTGTAGCGTCTTATGCATCTGCTGCGAAATGTTCTCGAGAGCCGCACGCTCGCGCGCATCGATCTCGCCGTCTTTCTTGGCGTCGCCGTAGGTTTTCGACAGGTCGCCGAGTTCGCACACCAGCTCATGGAACTTGTTTTCGAGATCCTCGCCGTGCGCGCTCTCCGCATCCGGCAGATCGACGAAAACGCCACCGCTGGCGGCAGCCACCGCTTGGGCGAAGTGCTTCGTGCCCGCGTAGGACTGGATGAGCAGCGCTGTATCGACGCGCATGCCTGAGCCCTTGACCTCGTAGACGCGGGCTTCCAGGGCAGACTTCGTCATGCCCAGCGTGGCGGCCGTTCCGTTCCAGCCGTGCACCCTGATCATTTCTTGGTAGGCGATCAGCATGTCCATAGGTATTCCTTCAAATTCTTGGGTTTTGTTGATTCATCAACAGCGTTACGATGATTCATCGACATTCCAAACTGCATTAATTTCCTATGTGCAATTTTCTTGACAAACGAATCTTGACCCGCAGAAGACGTCTTCTGCTGATCGGCTGCAGCGGTAAGCGCACAACGCTTTTTGCCGTGTTATCAGTGCACTACGGAAAGGGAAAGGTTCTGGTCATCGTCACAACCCAAAACGGCCAGTTAGAGGCGCGCCGGGCTGCAAGTCTGTACAGGATCTCCACGTGCTGACGCGCAAGTGCTAACGTCATTCCCAGGCCGCACAGTCGGTACACCGTGAAGTCGAGCAAGCCGTTGCAAACCACTTACAACTTGGTGAGAAGGACGCTTGATGCCAGCTTTTCCCGCTTCCATGTCGCTGATTGAAGTCTGCTTGAGCCCAATCTCGCCACCAATCTGCGCTTGGGTCAGCCCGGCTTTTCGCAAGCCAGAGATCGTAAAGGAGATATCCATGGAACCTATTATGGGAACACCGGTAATTTCTGTCAACCGGTTTTCCGGTTTTGGCTCAGGCAATAATATCGGTATGTCGATAGGAACTCGGTTAAAGCAGGCGCGCAAGGTGGTGAACCTCACGCAAGTTGAGCTGGCTACGCGATCCGGCCTAAAACAAAGCACGATCTCTGACTTGGAAGTCGGAAAATCTCAAGGCACAACGTACGTAGCGTCACTTGCTGCGGCGCTGGGCGTGAATCCTCTATGGCTGGAAACGGGCAAAGGATCGATGGGCCCTGATGAGAGGTTATCCCACGAACCCTTCGACGATACAGGGCTGGAACACAATCCTTTCCTTTCTGGCGCCTTACCGGTACGGGCAGGTGAAGAGCCTGACACTATTCCAATTCGTCGGGTCAAGCTTAGGCTTCGTGCTGGCGTAGCTGGGTATGAGACAGAGCCTGAAATGGAGGACGGCGGTGTGTTGAACATGCCGCGTCGGATCATCGATAAAAATAATTTCGTTCCTCATCAGCTGCTTGCCGTAACTGTGAAAGGCTGTAGCATGGAGCCATTGCTGTTCGAAGATGACGTTGTCGTCATCAATACGGCGGACAAAAAGCCGGCTAATCGGGAGCTCTTCGCAGTCAACTTCAATGGCGAAGCCTGCGTGAAGCAGCTGTGGAAAGATGGCAACCAGTGGTTTCTTCGCTCGCTCCACCCAGACCATAAACCGATCAATGTGCGCAGCGGTCAGTGCGACATCGTAGGCCGCGTCGTCTACCAACCTGGCCGAGAATTAACGGGGCGTCTGTGAAGATCGATGTCGGCCTGTTTGAGCTTATGGGCGCGCGCATTTCGGTCGCCTTCGTCGATGCATCATACGTTAATGCCTGCGACAACCAGCTCCTCGAGAAAATTTGGGAGCGCCTTCGATATAAGACGGAATGGCCTCTCATGCTCTACTCTAGCGACGGCCGGGGCTATGCGGCATATCAGACGCATGAGTTCGCAAAACGGATCCGGCGAGAATATGCAAACATGATTA